AGATTGAAGCAATCACCCGCAACCTACAGGCTGGCGATCAGGACGACAAAGAGTTCGAACGTCGAATGAAGGTAGCTCAAACTCTCCTAAAGGAAAAAGAGATAGAGGCTAAAACCAATGTTAATGACACAACGCGAGCTAGACAACCTGATAGAGCAGATCAACCAAGCGTTCAAGACGCAATTCGACAGATTGGCGGAGGTGGAATCCAAGGTGGAGGCTTTAATCAATGAGCAAGAAAAAGGATCCAAGGCTAGCACGAGCAGGGGTAAGCGGGTTCAACAAGCCAAAGAGAACTCCGAGTCATCCTAAGAAGTCTCACGTAGTCGTCGCCAAAGAAGGTGACAAAGTTAAAACAATTCGGTTTGGACAACAAGGAGTATCAGGTGCTGGAAAGAATCCAACAACAGCTTCAGAAAAAGCTAGACGAAAATCTTTTAAAGCTAGACACGCATCAAACATTGCTAAAGGAAAACTGTCTGCTGCTTACTGGGCTGATAAAGTCAAATGGTAAAGATATACAAGGTTGTGTGGAAAGATGCTCAAGGAGGAGCAAACGTGGGCTGGCGCGAATTAAGCGAGCTTACGCAAGCTAAAGTAGCTACTGCTGTCTCTTGTGGTGCGTTACTTGTTAACGACGAAGAAAAGATAATTATTTGTCCTCACATGCTTGTCGAAGACGGAGAGATTATCGAAGGAGACGCAGAGATAGTTATTCCAAAACAATGGGTAATTTCAATAGATGAGTTAGGAGAACTGCAATGCCTAAAGTAGGAAAAAAAGAATATCCGTACACCGCTAAGGGTATGGCTATGGCTAAAGCAAAAGCAAAGAAAACAGGACAGAAGGTAAGTTATGGCAAAGCAAAAAGCAAAACCAAAAGGAAGTCCTAAACCCACTAACCCATCGCTGTACAGCCGCGTTAAAGCTGAAGCAAAGAAAAAGTTTGACGTATGGCCCAGCGCTTATGCGTCTGCTTGGCTGACAAAAGAATATAAGAAACGTGGAGGCGGCTACCGTGGCTAAGACTAAAGGAGGTCTTACCAAATGGTTCAAGGAAGAATGGGTAGACCTTAAGACAGGTAAAGAGTGTGGACGTAAATCAGCTAAGAACTCTAAGCGTCCGTACCCTTCCTGTCGTCCTAAAGCCGTTGCAGCAAAGATGACAGCCGCAGAGAAAGCTAAGTCAAAGTCTAAGAAGACAGGCCCAGCGCGTGTTAAACACTCTGTTACCGCGTCAGGTAAAAGAAGAAAGACTGGTAATAATACCAAAAGGACTTGACATTTAGTCAAAAATGTGGTATAATATATAGTGTATAGTAACTAATGAGATAACCTAATGGCCTCACTCAACCGTGAAGAAGAAACATATTATAACAATTACTTTGATTTATTCCGCACAGAAGGCTGGAAACAGTTAATCTCTGAGCTTACAACAAATGCACTTGGAGTAAACAGTTTAGAATCTGTTAAAGATGAGTCCGATATGTACTTTCGTAAAGGACAGTTAAACATCTTAGGCAGCTTAATAAACCTTGAAACAATGATTAATAACGCATTTGATGAGCAAACAGCAAATGATTAAAGTATTTGACTTTCGGTGTACCAACGGTCACCTATTTGAAGAATTTGTAGAGAGTAACGTTACAACCAGTAGGTGCGGTTGTGGCGCGAATGCTACAAGAGTCGTATCAGCAACACAGTGCGTACTAGAAGGTGCATCCGGTGATTTTCCGGGAAGGCACATGAAGTGGGTACGAGAACACGAGAAGGCTGGTCGTAAATCCACTCCATAACCACTTAGGCGGAGAACTTAAATAATGTCGCGAGCACAACTCATTGATGAGCGCCCCGAAGAAGACAACAACGAAGTAGACGTAGTAGACCAACAAGAATCCTTTGAGTCTCAAGAAGAAGAGGTAGCTCAACCGGAGTCTAACATACCAGAGAAGTATCAAGGCAAATCCCTAGAGGAAGTTGTCCAGATGCACCAAGAAGCTGAAAAGCTGATGGGTAAACAAAGCTCTGAAGTTGGTGAACTGCGAAAGGTCGTTGATGACTACATTCAGGCACAACTCTCACAGCAACAAGCACCTCAACAACAGCAAGAAGAAGACGATATAGACTTCTTTACTGATCCTAAGACTGCTGTTAGTCGAGCGATTGAGAACCACCCTAAGATCCGAGAAGCTGAGGAATACACTCAGCAGTACAAAAAGCAAGCTACGATGGCACAGCTTCAGGCTAACCATCCCGACATGCAAGAGATTTTGCAAGACGGTAAGTTTGCTGAGTGGGTACAAGGATCTAAGATACGGACTCAACTGTTTGTACAAGCGGATCAACAGTACGATTACGATGCAGCAAACGAACTGTTCTCGCTCTGGAAGGAGCGTAATCAGGTAGCCCAACAGACTGCCGCAGTTGAAAAGCAAGCACGTAAGCAACAACTGAAGACCGCAAGTACAGGCAACGCTAGGGGAACAGGGGAAGGAACACGCAAGAAAGTCTATCGTCGTGCTGATATTATTAAGTTAATGAAGACCGACCCAGAGCGTTACCAAGCATTATCACAAGAAATTTTTAATGCGTATGCAGAGGGTCGAGTCAAATAGCCTAACTAAGGAGATTTACGATGGCTGGTGAAACCTCTGCTGTATATCCTACAGCTAACGCAATTGTCGATAAGACAGCCGCTGGAACCTTTATCCCCGAAATCTGGAGTGATGAAGTAATTGCAGCGTACCAAAAGAACCTGAAGATGTCCCCTCTGGTCAAGAAGATTTCTATGACTGGTAAGAAGGGTGACACCATTCACGTACCTAAGCCCATCCGTGGTGCTGCTTCTGCTAAAGGCGAGTCTGCTGCTGTAACAATTCAGGCTAACCTCGAGTCAGAGCTTCAGATCAGTGTTGATCGTCACTTCGAATACTCACGCTTTATCGAGGACATCGTTGAGACTCAGGCGCTGAACAGCTTGCGTCAATTCTACACTGAAGACGCTGGTTACCAGTTGGCTCTGAAGGTTGACACTGACCTGATGAACGCTGCTACTGGTTTCGGTGATGGCACTAAAACGTTTGCTCCTGCAAACACAGGTGCTGACTGGGTTGCATCAAACAGCTACTACTTCAACGCTGCTGCTGGCATTGCTGCCTATGCCGTTGACACTGTAACGTCTGGTGACAACTTCACTGACCTTGGCTTCCGTCAAGCTATCAAGCTGATGGACGATGCTGACGTACCTATGGAGAACCGAGCACTGATCGTTCCTCCTGCGGCTCGTTCAACCATCATGGGTATTGACCGTTACGTGTCTTCTGACTTCGTAGGTGGTCGTGGTGTTGAGTCAGGACTAATCGGAAACCTGTACGGCGTTGACGTATACGTTTCTTCTAACTGTCCTGTTATTGAAGCAGCTGCTCAAAACAGTGCTTCGTCTGTTGACACTCGTGGTTGTCTGTTCTTCCACAGTGACGCTATTGTTCACGCAGAGCAAATGGCTGTACGGTCTCAGACTCAGTACAAGCAAGAGTACCTGTCTACTCTGTACACTGCTGACACTCTTTACGGTGTTGAAGTGTACCGACCTGAAGCAGGTTTTGTTATCGCTATCGCTGACGAGTGATAACTTTAAGGGGACTCTTCGGAGTCCCTTTTCCCTTTTCTTGTTTGTTTTCTTAGGAGTAGTCTATGCCGATATATAGAGGTGATGGTGGTTCTGGTGATGCCTCTACAGATGCCTATGCGTCTCAGGTAGCCCAGAACGCTCAGACTGCCACTACTAAAGCAAACGAAGCCGCTGCCAGTGCATCTGCGGCGGCTACAAGCGCATCCAACGCAACATCTAGCGCAACTACAGCGTCTACAGCAGCGACTAACGCTGGTACGTCTGAAACCAATGCAGCTACTAGCGCATCTAACGCAAGCACCTCTGAGACCAACGCAGCTTCTAGTGCTACAGCAGCAGCTACGTCTGAGACTAACGCAGGCACGTCCGAGACTAACGCAGCGGCATCAGCGTCTGCGGCTAGCACCAGTGAAACCAACGCAGCAACCTCTGCGTCCAACGCGTCAACTTCAGAAACCAATGCTGCCTCTAGCGCGTCCTCAGCGTCCACCTCAGCAACAAACGCAGCCACCAGTGCTACAGCAGCGCAGACGGCTCAAACGGCTGCAGAGGCTGCACAGACGGCAGCAGAGGCTGCACAACAGGCTATCGACGGATTTTTCTTAGGTGCACAAGCGTCTAACCCAACTGTTGACCTAAACGGCAATGCAGTTACTGCTGGTGACTGGTACTTCAACACAGGCGATAACACCACTCGTATCTACGATGGATCTGCGTGGAACACTGTCAATCCAGATCTCATCGGTGACGCAACGCCACAGCTAGGCGGTACGTTAGATGCAAACGGTAACAACATTGACATGGGTGTTAACGTTATCACTGATACCAAGGTGGGTCAGTGGGACACTTCTTACGGTTGGGGAGATCACAGCACTGTAGGTTACATCACAGGCAACGAAACGATTACATTGACTGGAGCAATCACAGGCTCTGGTACAACTTCTATTGCAACAACACTGTCAACTATTGACGGAGGAACTTATTAATGGCTACTACGATTAAGCTAAAGAACGGTTCAGGCGCACCGTTAGCAGGAGACTTGGTTGCTGGCGAACCAGCCTTAGACCTGACTAATAAGCGCCTCTACACAGAAGACTCAGGCGGTACTGTAATTGAAATAGGTACTTCACCAAGCACTATTGACATCAACGCAGGAACTATTGATGGCACTGTTATTGGTGGTTCGTCTGCCGCAGCAGGTACGTTTACCAATCTGACGGCGACTGGAACTATCGCGTTTGCTAACGACAGTATTTCTGGTGATGACGTTGACGGTGGAACAATTAGTAACTTTGCTTCTACAGGCATTGACGATAACGCTACTAGCACGACTGTTACGATTGATTCGTCAAATAACGTAACCCTTGCAAACAAGCTGACAATTACTAAGAGTGCAACAGCAGGTACTCTAACGGATAATGCTACGGGTTCAGTAAC